GCAGTCTCTCAGGTAGAACTCCACGCCGGCGTCCTTGGTCCAGGCCACGGCGATCTCGGTGTACTCCAGGATGTACTCGAGGACCTCCTCCTCGGCAGCTTCGTAGTCGCCGCGGACGAGCATCCCCTCGAGAGACTCGAACTCGTCTAGGTGGCTGCGCTCGTTGATGCCGGCGATCTCCCTGGAGCCGTCCCCTGCCGTGTAGACCATCAGCCGGCCCTGAGCGTCCGTGCGAGCCTCGTAGTCCATGATCGCCTCGGCCATTCGGCGGCGCTGCAGGGAGGTGGACGGAGGAGCAGGAGGAGCGGGCCGAGGAGGCACCGGAGCCAAGCTGATGATGACCCAGGGACCAGGGTCGTCGTACCTGGCAGCGTCCCCCATCACGGAGACGTGAACGTGCTTGGTGTGAGCGTTCGACCCGCTGTAGGGCCGCCAGGTCCAGGGCGGAGAACCTCCCGTCGCGTACGAGGCGCATATCCGCTTGTTAGAGATGACGTACTTGATGCGCGGATCGCGAGAGGCGACGAGGGTGTCAGCCAGCTTGCCAGAGTCGAGACCGTTCGCAGGATCATGAGTGACGTCGAAGGCGGTGACGACGCCAGCCGAGTTGGGGTTGTGGTCAGACTTGGAGGCAGCGTGCTTGGCATCTCCTATCCAGCCGTCCGAGACCTTGGACCGCGTCGGGTACGCCGCGTTGACCTGCGATCGTAGCGTGTCGAGGCTCTTCGCTATCCTGGCCATCAGTTGATCTGGCTCCCCCGGATGTCCGGGCTCCCTCCTCCGACGAAGGTGAGGAACGAGTTACCGTCTATCGCCACGCCTGCCGCACCGCCGCTGCCGCCGAAGGAGACCGACGCGTCAACGCCGTCCACACCGACTAGGCCGGGACCTCCGCCTGCTCCGCCTGCTCCTCCGTTGGGTGCATGGCCAGCGCCGCCTCCTCCTCCAGCCTCCGTGGTGCCGTCGCTTCCTGCTATGGCCGGAGGAGCCACGACAGAACCAGGCAGCCCGCCGGTACCGACGTTGAAGCCGGCACCGCCGCCTCCTCCGCCACCGTTGTCGTTGCCAGACCCGTAGCCGCCGCCTCCGCCTCCGCCTCCGCCACCCCACACGTCCCCGGTACCCATCTGGATGTCGATGGCGAAGCGGGTGTAGAGAGCGGTCCCACCGGCTCCGCCGTTGGTCGGGTCGGTGGCGAACGCTCCGCCGATACCGCCGTTGCCGCCCTTGCCTTCGACTCTACCAAGCACGATGAGGGTGACGTCGACCCCGGCAGGCCACGAACCGACGTCCAGCGCCGGCACGGTGGTAGAGCTGGAACCGATGATCACTCCGGCAGGGACGGTGGCCACCACCACGTCGCCCGAGACGGGAGCGGTGAACAGAGAGTCGTGGACGGTACGAAGGTTCACGTTCAGGGTGTTGATGGAGAAGACGATGTTTCTGTCCCCGACAGGCTCCTCCAGAGCGATCCTCATCTCCTCCAGCTCGACGCCCACCATCGCGGGGGAAGGCTTCAGGCGGGTGATCTGGGACGGCACCGTCTCTCGAGCTCCGGTAGCGTCCTGCAAGTTCCAGTACTGGATCTGGCGACCAGCTCCGAGCAGAGGCACCTGGGCAGAGCCGCGCATGATCTCCAGTCCCATCTTTCGCGGAGGTCTCCCGTACCGCGCCAGGAAGACGTCGGCCAACTTCTCCGCCACCGTGAGACCGGCCAGCGGGATGCCTCGCGCGTAGACCTTGCGGATGGAGACGCCGAACAGATCCTCCAGCTCAGCATCGGTGACGTGCGCCGTCGCCGAGTAGTTGTCGTCCTGGTCTATGGGCTTCGTCGGGTCCTTCAGTCCGAAGTATACCAGGACCTGGGAGACTCGCTTGTCCGCCTGGTCAGCGTTGGAGAACGATCCAGCCCTGATGTTGGACTCGTCGTAGACCTCCGCGTCGAGGGCCACGCCGCGCAGCACCTGGAGCCTGATCTTCTCTCCGAGGTTGTCGTCCCACATCGCCAGGCCGGCGGTCTTGATGATCTCGCTGCACAGGTTGCTGACCGACGTAGGCTCTACGATGGTGTAGGTGTAGACGGTGTTGAGGTAGGTGTTCACCTCCAGCTGCCAGTCCGTGAGGGGAACGTAGCCAGCCGGCATGTCCGTGTAGTTCGTTATCAGGTCGTTCAGGATGTCAGCCGGCGACTGAGCGATGTAGCGCAGCGGGATCTGAACTCTGTCGCCGGCACTGTGCGAAGATGCCGTAGTCCCGAGCTGGGCTCTGTCGATGGCGATCTGGTCTGGCGCCGAGCCGTGATAGGCGTTTCGCGGAGGTGTGAAAGCAGCCGTCCACCTGGCCGCGTGGTGCAGAGAAAACTCGTCGATGTACCCGTTGAAGAAGTTCGTCGGCGTCTGGTTCGCGCCGATCCTGAACGGCTGCGTGAAGTTCGGGATCGCGTCACTGTCGGTGACCTGAGCGACCTGCACACCGTCTTTGTAGATGCGCCAGTCGTTGCCGTTGCGAACGACGGCGACGTGGTACCAGGTGTTGAGGACGATCGCGCCGGCAGACGACGACAGCGTGACGATGTCGGTGCCGCCAGACTGTACCCGGAAACGCAGAGAACCGTTCGCCTCGACGGTGAACTCCCAGAAGTTCGTGCCTCCCGTCCAGTGCTGGCAGATCGTGCGAACAGATCCGGCGATGAGCACGCAGCGGATGCGGCAGTCCAGAGTAAAATTCGCGCTCGGGTCCCAGTCGTTCGAGTCGGCGTACTGGATGAAGTCGCCGCTCCCGTCCAGCAACAAGCTGGCGGTACCGAACACCTTCTGAGCGTCATCGAGTTGCGCGTTGCCGTTCGCCGTACCGCTCTTGCCTGTCCCGCTCGAATCAGTGAACGTAGTGGAAGCGTCGTCTCCGTCGAGGTGGAGCAGGAGCTTCGTGTCGCTCGTTATCTGCGAGGCCTGGTCGTCCTCGTAGAAGACGATCTCGTTCCCGCCGATGACGACGTATCCCGAATCAGAATAGTCGGAATCCAGGATGCCAGCCGGCGCCAGCGTCGCGGAGCGAGCAGCATCGCTGATGTCGGCGGCCAGCACGCCGGCCGAAGGAAGCGGAGCGATGGAGCGGTCTCCGTCCAGGAACTTCAGGACGTCCTTGGTGACGACGGTGAACTTCCCGTCAGGCGTCGGCCCGTCGAAGCTCTCGATGAAGAAGTGACGCGTCTCCATCGCCTCGATCTCCTGGCCGACGTAGCCCATGATCCACCGAACTGCGACGCCGCGCAGGGAGAGGTGGCGAGAGCGCAGCCGACCGAAGATCGTCCCGAGCTCGTACGGGTCGTAGCTCCGCTCGGTATGGTACTTGTCGAACGCAGGTCCTACATCCGAGTGGGGGTGGTCCCCCATCACGAACCTCAGCTCGGCCCGCTGTCCCAGGTTCTCCCCGAGAGACAGGACCGCCGGAGAGTACTCGACGCTCTCCAGGTACGGCAGCGCGTCGATCTCCCTCGGCAGGTAGTCAGCCGGCTTGCTGAACCGCAGCGTCACCGGAGGGACGTCAGGAGAGTTGCCTCCAGGTATCCTAATGTTGGCGGTATCCTGGCAGGTGGCGAAGGTGTTGAAGCACTTGATCGTCCCCGTCGGAGGAGACCCGGTCAACGTCGCCTGGCAAGGAGCTACTCCGTACGTCAGGGTACAGATCGGCAGGTCGATCTCGATGTACTCCAGTGCCAGGCGGTCGGTCATTCTACGATGCCATCAACTTGGAGCGTGACGTTGACCCTGTCGGTGACTGGAGAGATCGGCCTGACTGGGTCGTCCCTCAACCAGACGAACGCCGTCTCCAGCGGATACCTGTTCGGGTTCCACACGAAGAAGAACGGGTGGTGGGCCTGAGCGATCCTGATGAACGGCTCGAAGTTGTTCCTGAACCAGGTCGGAGTGAAGTGCTTGAAGATGATCGTGGCGTCGGCCAGGTACCGACTGAGCACGACGGTCCCGAGATAGTCTCCCCTCGCCGACCTAGCAGACACGACGTCGGTCTTCCTGGAGAAGAACGGAGTCACCAGGTCGTTGTCGACCTCGACTCCCCTCTCGCAGAGCAAGAGCTTACCGACGTAGACGACCGCGATGCGGGACACCTCGCTGCCGGCGGTCAGGACGAGGCTGATCGTGGACAACACCTGCGGGGAGAACTGGAACACGATGGGAGCGTCGTCGACGATGAGGGTCGATGGGATCAGCGTCCCTACGTTGCTCGTCACCTGTACGCTGACACCAGCCGACCCGAGGTTGTGCCCAGCCACAGCGATGTAGTCTATCGGGTCGGCACTCGCTGTCGTGATGGCGATCGTCGCGGTGCCAGGCGGACTGTTCGCGGCAGCACGCCACTCCAGGTTCGTCGCCGGGTTGACGATGTTGGTCACCGGGTAGGAGGTCTGCTCCGACGTTGCTGATACGTTACCGAACTCCACCACGTTGTCCGACCCTATCAGCGGGACCCCGGCAGGCAGCAGGGCGTCTGCCGCAGACAGCGCGAGACCAGAGGCCTTGATCAGAGCCATCGCTATGTTCCCATCTTCAGACGGTACCCGTCGTCTAGAGCGCTGTTCAGCGCAGGGATGAGCTTCTCCACCGTAGCCCTGCTGATCTCGTCCACCCTGATGACGATCTCCCTCGCCATCGCTCTCGCACCACCGCGCTGCTCAGGTCCCTCACCAGGCCGCCAGATATCAACCTGCTCGTCAGGTCTGATCCGAGCGGTCAGGAGCTGGGAGTCGGGACCGCTGGCGAAGCCGCTCATCCTCATCGCGCCGCCGGACGCCATCTTCGGGATGTTCTGGCTCTTGATGGCGGCGACCTTCGCGAGACCGGCAGCCAGGACACCGGCGGCGGCGATGTAGTTCAGCGGCGGCGGGACCGACGCCAGAGCCTTGGTGAAGGCGACGTAGGTGTTGATCGTAGCCTCGACGATGGCGAGGGCCTTGCCGGCCAGAGCGATCTGGGCGTTCGACTTACCCATCTCGTTGGCGAAGGCGGCGAAGCCTCCAGCAGCCTGAGCGGTAACCTGCTCCCACGTCGCTCCGTACTTCTCGGCCGTCTTCTGCTGGACGCGAGCGACCTGGTCTCCGGTCGCGCCGATCGCCGCCAGGGCAAGACGGTTCTTCTCCATCTCCACCCTGAACTTCTCGTGCGGCTCGGCGTTCTCCAGGACCAGGTTGTAGCCCTTCTGCTGGAGCTCAGCTAAGGCGAACGCGTCCGCCAGCTCAGTGATCTTGATCCGCTGAGCTTCTGTCACCCTGATGTTATTCTCGCGGGCGATCGCCTCGGCCTGCATGACGACCTTGAGGCGCTCCTTCGCGCCAGCGGCCATGCCTATCGTCATCGTCTCAGCCTGCTGCGCAGCCAGCGCCTTCTGCTGAGACTTGATGAACTCGTCTATCTGGTTCTTGCCCTTGGCGAGCGCGTTGCCGTAGTCCTGTGTTCCAGCCCTCCCCTCACCAAGCCTCTGACGGACTAAGGCAGCCTCTCGCTGCCACTCAGCCATCGCCCCCTTGATCTCCCACACGCGAGCGCGGAATTTGTTACCAGCATTCGTCCAGTCATCAGTAGCCTTTTCCAAGGCAGGGAAATCTAGAGTGGCTACCGCTTTGACTTGAGCCGCGAACGAGGCTATCTCATCTGAAGTTCTGACTACGTTAGCACCGAGGATCAATATCTTTTCTGAGAAGAACACTATCCAATCAACGACAACCATCCCGATGTTCGTGGTCTTCTCTTGCTCTATCCTCCAGGCCACGATCTTGTCGGTGAGCACGACGACGTATGGAGTCAGCTCGTTGATGATGGAGTTGGAGACACCCTTGTTGACCGCCGTCAACCTCTTGAAGCTGTCAGACAGCTCGTCGGCTGAGTTCGCGGTCCTCGTCGTGATGACGGCACCGAGCCCCTCGGCCTCCTCCTTCAGCTTCTTGATAGCCTCAGACCCCTGGTTCAGGAACGGTATTGCCAGGGTTCCGGCTCTGCCCATCAAGGTCAAGGACGCCGATACCTTAGTCGTCCCGTCGGCCATCGTGGAGAAGCGATCAGCGACGTCGAGAGTAACCTGCTCAATTCCCTTCAGCGAACCGTCCGCGTTGCGGAGGTCTATCCCGAGAGCCTTGAACTGCTGAGCAGCCTTCCCCGTCTTGTCGATCAGCGCTTCACCGATGGACTTGTTCAACCTGGTAAGAGACTTCTCCAGGGTCTCGAAGCTGATGTCGCTGATGTCCGCGGCATACTTGAGCTTGGATAGCTCCTCCGTAGCGATGCCAATCCGCTGCGAAGCCTTCCCCATGTTCTCGGCTTCGTCTACGATCCCCTTGATGCCCTGGATGATACCCGTCGTGAGATTAGAGAACACGCGCTCGAGACCTACTCCAGCGGCGATCGTCCCGACCTTCTTGGAGAACGCCCCGAGAGTGCTCTCAGCCTTCTTCATCCCCGAGTCGAACGCAACGGTGTCGGCACCGAGGACGACTCGGAGAGCACCGATGACAGAAGGTGTTGCCATCTTACTTCTCCATCGATCTGGTCGCCGCTATCCACTGGTCCATCACGGCCATCTGCTCCTGCCAGGTCCGACGCCGCTTCTGCTCCCGTCTCGGGAACAACTTGTCCATCTTCGGCAGCTTCTTCATCCTCCCAAGCGCTACCGTGTGCCACACAGCCCAAGCCTGACTTCTGTACTCCCTCACCAACCTGTCCTGGACCCCACTCGTTATGACCAACATGTTCCCAGGAGTGACCGACCAGTACAGCTCAGGGTCGAGACCGAGGCTGACCCACTTCCTCAAGTTACCGAGCCAATCGGTCATCACTGGCTCGGAGTTGGAGGAGGGTCCTGACTCTCCTTCCGCTCGTCTCCAGAGGTGAACGCTAGGCTGAACGCCTTACCGAGTATCGTCGTCAGCTGCCCGGGGAGGACGAGGTCGCAGGCATCTTCGAGGGAGACGTTAGCGTGGTGCTTGGCAAGACCAGCGTGAAAGACCCTGACCAGGTCGTTGATCGAGACCATCTGCTCGTCTTGCATCTCCTTGATGAGCTTGCCGACAGGACGGTTCAGCGCTTGCTCGATGGAGCACATCGCGCGGTTGTTGAAACACAAGACCCACGTCTTGCCGTTCGCGGTGAACGCCAGTTCACCCTCGCCAGGATTCGCCATGCGATCACGCTCACGGTGCCGGCGAGTCAGTCAGCGACTGGCGAGTCACCCTGCCGGTGACCTTGAAGGTCACCGTCGCGGTCATCTTGTCGTCCGTCGGTACAGTCGGCTCGTAGCTCTGGAGGTTCCCCTGGAAGCTGTCGAGCTTCCCGTTCGGGTAGATGATCCGCAGGTTCCTCCTTCGGCTCACACCGACGGCCAACGCCAGGATGGCGATGAGCACGTTGTCCGAGGCAGAACCAGGAATGTAGTTCATCTCGAACGAACACTCTCCGGCGTCAACGAGGCCGTCGATGAACTCCCTGATC